TCCGGGCACTGCACCCGAGGTGAGTTTCTCGGTCGGCCGGCCTGACGGGGGGAGCGCCTTAGCGGTGCTCTTGCTGCCGTCGCCGTCTTTGCCGTCGCCCTTGGCGCCGTCCTTGCCGCCGCTGTCGGCGGACTTCCCGGCCTCGCCGGTGCTACCCGTGGCGCCGTTCTTGCCGGCGTCGCCGTCCTTACCGCCGGCTCCGTCGCCGGAGCCGTCCTTGCCATCGTCGCTCTTCGCGGCGTCTTGTGGCTTGAACGACGCGACGAGATCGTCCGCGTCGGCCATCAGCTCCTCGCGGGTCTTGCCCTGCAGTCGCTTCGCCTGCGCTGCTGTGAGGCCCTTCGCGTCGGCCACCTCGCGACGCAGGTCGCGCAGGTCGGCGTCTGCGAGCTTCTCCTCGAGCTTGCCGAACCGGTCGAGCAGCTTCTCCAGGGCGCCCCGGTTCTTGTCCGCGTCGTCCGCCCTCGACTTGAGCTCGTCGTAGTCGGCGAACTTCTCCCGCTCACGCTTGAGCCGGTCGCGCACGACGGCGTCGAGCTCGGCCTGAGTGAACGTCTTGCCGCCGGTCGCGCCGGCGTCGTCGTCTGCCATGATTCCCGGACTCCGTCCCGGCCCGAACGGGGCCGTCAGCGATGCGCCTTCCTCCTGCACGGGCCCGTTGTCAGGCACGACCACGCAGACAGGTGTATGTGCAGATCAACAATGAACCATGCGAAGCGGTAACGCGGGTCTACTCGCCGTCGGGCCTGATGACCAGGTAGGCGTTGGACCAGCCCTCACGGTCGAGCTTGCGGAATGCTTCGGCCTCGCTCAGCTCATACTCGCGCACATAGGTGGCCAGCACGCCGGCAGCGGATCCGCCGGAGGTGCTCACCGTGCCGTCCGCGTTCAGGATGAGCCGAGCAACCTCGACGCCGTCGCTGACTTCCAGCATCGGCAACACAGTCCGGGCCACGACCACTCCTCGTCAGGATCTCGCGAACAGATTACGCGTTCCGCGGGCATGGGGCTCGATCGCCGCCAGCACATCCAGCGCGTGATCAAGCCACACCTCACGTCCGAGCTTTCTGTAGGCCGGACGCAACGCCTGAAGCCGACGGCGGATTTCCACAACATCGGCTCGGGTAAGCGGATTGTGAGCCCACTCTCCGGTGTGCCCATCGACGTCACCGCGGACGTAGTGTGTCGCGAACGGGCCACGTGTGCTGGTCGTGAAGAGACCGCTCGGATCACGCATCAGCAGCGGCGGATCTACCCTGCCGACGAACTTGTCCCCGAAGGAGTAGGCGTGGTCGATCGGGCGGGGCGGCCCATCGGCCGACAGCAGCCAGTTACCCGTGTGACGGTCATTTCCCTCTGTAAGCAGGTCCAGCAGGCCCAGGCGCCGCCCGTCATCGGAGTCGATCGCCTGCTTAAGTCGGGCCTCCAACCGGGCCCGCTCGGCCGGTGTCCGCACGCCAGCGATAAGACGGTCGACAGACGGGGCGTCGATGTGGTCCATCCACACCGCCCCTGGCTCGTCCCGATATACGCGGGGGGCCCCAACCCGCAACGCTCGCGCCATCATCGAAACAGCCTGTTCCGCATCCGCCTGGGCCACCTCCCGCCCGCGGCTGCCCGGCATGCCCTTGAAAACCACCCGGGCCCCGGGCACGTTGACCACATCCACGACCGCCGACCCGCCACCCCGCAGCCGAACCCTGTCCGCCGACAACTTGGCACGACCTACCGTGGCGGCCAGGTCCTCGATACCGTCCAGGTCCAGATGGAATGGTTTCGCCGCCTCCGGTACTGCCTGCGTGGCCCGCCAGTGTTTGCGCCACGCCCGCACCGCAGCTTTCCCACTCAGGCCGGCTGTCACCCGATCCCACGCCTCCTGGAGGAGCCGCACCTCGGGAGGTTCCGTCTCACGCGCCCAGATCGGTTCGGCTGTGCAACTGCAACCGTCGTGGGCCTCGAACTCGGCAGCCTCCTCCGAGTCGTAGATGGTGCCTTGCTGGGCCAGCAGCCCCACGCAGAAGTCACAAGGGCTGTCCGAGATGACCCGCCGCCATCCGACGATCGCCATCAGCGGCCCGCGGCGAAGGTCTCAGTGAGCGTCGCCCGGGACCCGTTGAGGATCTGACGCTGCACCGACGCGACGAGCTGGTTTGTCATCGACCGTTGCGCCGAACGCTCCGACCCTTCGCCGTGCGCCCTTAGGTGCGTCATGAACGCCCCGACTGAGGTGATGAAGAGCGACGCGCGGGCCGCCTCGAGGTCCAGGCGCGGCGTGACCGGATCCACGGTGGCGCCCGACGCGGCCGCGTGCGCGCGCAGATACCGGGCGCCGAGCGCGGCCGCGGCACGGTGGCCGCCGGCGACGAGCTCGAGGACCCGCCGGTCTGCGCCGGCGGCCCACCAGTCGGCGATCGCCATCACATCGGCGCCCGCCGCGATCGTGCGGGTACGGCCGGCGGCGATCGTCACCAGCCGCGAGAGCTCACGCCGATGCGCCGCTGTTAGCGCCCGTGCGCGCGGGGTCGCCACCGCTGCCTCCCTCGCCGCCGAGCATGTCGCCTAGGCCCTTCACGATGTCCCGCCCCTCGGCGGCCCTCTTCCACCGGCGCACGTCCTGCTGCTTCACCCCGGGGATGCGGTCCCACAACTCCTCCGGCGGGATCTCGAGCTGGGCCGCGAGCTTGCCCAGCCCGTCGACGATCGCGGCGAACGCGCGCGCCGACGTGTCGCGCCACAGAATCTGTGAGTCGTCCGGGATGTCCTCGCCCATCATCGCCGCGGCCGCCTCGAACGTCTGCTCGTGCGACTCACCTAGGCCGGTCTTGCGTTCGTCGACCGACCGATCCCGGCCCGCCTCCGCGGCGGCGAGGGCCTCGGCCGAAAGGTTGACGAGCTCGCCGACGAGCTCGTGCACCGGCGTCTGCGACAGGGTCGCGGCAAACCGGGCCGTCGCGTCGCGAGACTTGAGGAAACCGTCGAGGCTGGTCTCGTTGAACTCGCCGAGCTGCATGTCGCCGGGCGCCTCGTCAAACGTCCACAGCTGCGACGCGCCCGCCGCCATCTTCGCCGTACGGTCGCCTGGCACCCAACCGACCACCCACCGCTGACGGAACGCCGAATACCACTCGGCCGCCTTGAGGCTGAACGACGTCAGGTTCATCTGGTCCTGCAGCGCCATCAGCGGCGCGACCTGCCCGGCGACGACCCGGGTTTTCGACCCTAGCGACGTACCGCCGAGGACCTCCGACTGCGCGTCGTCGTCCAGGTCCAGGTCCTCGAGGTCGCGGTAGCGAACGATCGGCGTACGCCCGACACCGTCGATGACGCACCGGTGCGGGGTCGACGACTGCCAGACGAACCGATCGCCGTCCTTGATGAACCGGTGCACGAGCTCGTCGTCATAGAGCAGCCAGTCAGCGGCCGTCGGTCGTCGCTCCCACGCGAAGACCGGCCAGTCCAGGTTTTCGCCGTACTGGGCGGTGAGCATCCGCGGCGACACGGCGCGGATCACCGGCACCGGTTCGCCGGGCGTTAGTGCGGTGTACGACGTGCCGTAGGTAAAGCACGCCCGGTGTAGCCCGGCCTGGTGCTTGTTCATCCGGTTCGCCATCCACGCACGCCACACCGGGACCTCGACGTCCTGGGCGTCGCCCTGGTCGTCGACGCCGGGAGCGATGAACCCATCGACGAAAAGCGACTGAGTCAGCGACTGCACGACGATGTCGCAGACGTTGACCCGCGCAACGCGGGCCATCTCCTTGACCTCGTTCGGCGCATCCGCAGGGATCACCGCGGGAAGTTTCTGCCGGCCGGTCACGTACAACCGCAACACGTCGAGCTCGTTCCGCTCGGCCTGCTGCTGCTTGTGCAGCTCGTCGGCCTTAGCCGCCGCCTCGACGCTCGTGAGAGCCATCAGAACACCGCCCTACCTGTGCGTGCCTTGATCCGGACCTTTCCGGAGTTGAGCGCGAGCCGCCGCCCCATTCTCGCTCCGACCATGCACACAGCCAGGTCGACGTGCTTGGACGAATCGCGTGTCACCTTCCCCAACGACACGCCCCACGGGTTCGGCCGCCGCTTCGCCTGGTGCGTGTGCGTACGCAGGATCGGATGCCCGTCCCACGTCAGCGTCTTGTCCTCGTCGATGTCGCGCGCGGTCTGCATCGCCGCCTGAGTGAAAGCCATGTTGCGCCCGACGGCGCCGGGCGTGCGTATCCGCATGTCGAACAGCACCGAGTGACCGATCTTCGCGCCGCCGGTCGCCCAGACGGGCAGCTTCCTGTGAAAGTCGCGGTGCCACCCGTCGAGCATCTCCATCCAGTACAGGGCCTCGGTCTCGTCGTCCTTCGCCGGCGACGGGTCCGCTCCACACCAGACCGCCTTGAACCGTGCGAACGCGGCCCGCCCGACGGCGTCGACCTCGTCGCGAGGCGCCAACCAGCCGTCGCCGCGCTTCCCAGGCGGCCGCTGCCACACGCCGAGCGTGAAGATGTGCCCGTCGGAGATCCTGCAGCCGACCAGGCCCGTCGAGTCGAAACTCTTCGAGCAGTCCAGGAACATCGAAATCTGCTCGCCGTCGGCCACGACGATGTCCGGGCGGGCGAGCGTGTCGAAGGTGCGCGGATTGACCCAGGCATCCTCCGACGTGGCGAGCCCGTTCAGGTAGTAGCGAATCGAGTCGGCCACTGTCTGGTCCGGGTCCTGGACGTCGCCGACGAGCCGCTCGAGGTCAGCCCAGGGCGCATCCATGTACGCGGCGCGCAGCCCGGCCATGAGCGAGTCCTCGTCGAAGATGTCCGTATTCGGTGGGGCCTCAATCGAGTCGTACAGGATGTCGACCCGCACCGTCTGACCCGAGACCTGCTTCTGCCACGCCTCGTACGACTTCTCAGCGACCGAATCGGCGCCCTGGGCGTGCGCGTTGGTCCCCTCACACATCCGGGCCTGGATCTCCCGCGGCGACTTCCCGACATTGCGCCGCGCGACCTTTGCGACCCGGTCGCCGCCGCTCGACTCGGTCATGTGGTGCGACTCGTTCAGGAACACGAACGTCGCCGGGTCGCCCTCGGACGACTTCTCCGACGACGTCGGGATCTCCATGCGGCCGCCCGACTCGTCAGCCGAGGACAGGATCGTGCGCGTCTCCCCGCAGTCGATCCCGAAAAACTCGCGCGTCGCCCGGGGCAGCATCGCGTTAGCGACCCGCAACACGTCCTTGGATTGCGACTCCGAATTGGACATGATCTGCACCAGCGGCATCAGATGCCGCACGCCCGTCCAGCCGCCGTCGCGGTACACCAGATGGGCCGGCCCGATGAACTCGCAGTCACACAACGCCCCGCCGAACGGGTCCTTGCCGGTGCCCTTGGCGCCCCGCTTCACCCCACGACGCCACACCCACCGGCCAGTCTCGGGATCGTACTCATACCAGCGGATCATGTAGCGCTGCTGACCCGGCGTGAACCGCCACGGCTGCCCGGTGATCGGGTGAATCAGCCCCGGCCCATGGCTGTCGACGAGCTCACCATGCGCCCACTTAATGAGCAGCGGCCCGATCGAACGCCGCAGCAACGCCGCCCGGTCGACCGCATCCGTCGGCCATGGCAGCGTGCACCAGGCGCCGGTGCCCTTCCACCGGTCCAGGTAGTAACCCGGCAGGAGCTCGACGTCAGAGATCGCGGAAGTCATCGAGGTTAAGAACGTTCGCCGGAGCCTCGACGTCGCCGACGCCCTCGGCCGCCTGGACATAGCGGATCCGCAGATCACGCCGAGCATCGAGCGTGACACCGAGCAGTTTCTCCCGGATGCGAAGCTCGGTCGCCCCGGCGCCGGCGACGAACCGGGCATGCACCTCCGCCGTGTCCAGCGCGAATTGCCAATCAGCCCGCGACCACAGCGAACAGTGCGGCATCGTCGACACAACCGACCACCAACGCCTCGTCGCCGCCGGCCACGCCGGTCGCCGATACCCCAACGCCGGGCCGCCGACAAACGGCGCGTCAGGCACGAGCGTCCAGTCGAACGCCTGCGGATGCCGAGTCACCGCCTGCCCCGGAGGCTTCGGCTTAGCACCACTTACCGCCACAACCCCCGACCCCCGTTCTTGATCCGCACAGCCTGGCAGGCTCT